TTCAGAAATGGTTATTGAATGGAATGGATCAAGAGTACATATTTCAGAATTTGAAGCAAAGCATCCACAGTTAGAACCAAAACCAACCACAGCAGATGGACAAGGTTTGAGAAATGCGAGACCACAAATCTTTACTCAGGCATCAGGTGATGGTGGTTTTATGAATGTAGATTTAACTTTACCTGGAGACTTTGCATTTCAATCAAACAATGGTATGGTGCCAGATGATGGATCTTCTGTAAACAATAGAAGACAAGCATTAATATCTTTAGGAAGTGTAACGGTAACAACATAATGACATACGACGAACTAGTACAAAAAATTAGAGATTATACAGAAGTTGATGCCAATGTTTTAACTTCAACTATTGTAGATGGATTTATTGAGAATGCTGAATTTAGATTACTTAGAGATGTAGATTCGGATAATAATAAAAGATATGCTACAGCTCAATTAGTTTCTGGAACTAGATTTATCGATGTCCCTGAAAATTTATTAGTAATTAGATCTGCTCAAATTGTAGATTCTGACGGAGTAGATTCTGCAAACAACAGAGATTTTTTACAATACAGAGATACTAGTTTTATGTCTGAATTTAATCCTGCTGAATCCACAGGTGTTCCAAAATATTACAGCAACTGGGACAATAACACAATAGTTGTAGCTCCAACACCAAATGCTACATACACTATTCAGCTAAATTATATCTTGAAACCAACTGGATTATCTAGTACAAATGCTACTACATACCTAAGTCAACAATTTCCCAATGGCTTATTGTATGCATGCTTAGTTGAAGCATTTTCTTTTCTGAAGGGGCCAAATGATTTGTTGCAATTATACGAAGGAAAGTATAAACAAGCAGTAGAAGGCTTCTCAGTAGAACAAATGGGAAGACGAAGACGAGATGAATATCAAAGTGGTGTTCCTCGAGTCGGTGGAAAATAATAAGGAGAAAAAACTATGGCGATTACACAAGCACTTGCAAACTCGTTCAAAAAGCAACTGTTAGACGGTGATCACTCGTTCGCAAACTCGGGTGGTGACGTTTTCAAAATAGCTCTTTATACTTCCTCAGCTACTCTAAACTCTGCTACAACTTCTTTTACTACAGGTAACGAAGTTGCTAACAGTGGTCAGTACACTTCTGGTGGCGGAAAACTAGCTGGCAATAATACTTCAGTTGCATCAGGTGTTGCGATTGTAGACTTTGCTGATAGATCTTTCACAGGTGTAACATTGACTGCTAGAGGAGCTTTAATCTATAACACTTCATCAACTGCAACTAATGCAGCTGTTGCGGCTTTAGATTTCGGGGCAGATAAAACAGCTACATCAGGAACTTTTACGATACAGTTTCCAGCTTTCACAACAGCAGCAGCGATTCTAAGAATTTCTGGGTAATACGTAGGAGGTAAATTCCTATGGCAACCTGGGGTTCTGGTGTATGGAGCGGCAATGCATGGGGCAGTGATAATAATATAAACACTGTCAGTGGTATAGGTGCGTCTTCTTCATTAGGAAGTGTATCTATTACTGCCGAACTAAACGCAGGTTGGGGAAGACTTACTTGGGGCGAAAATGCTTGGGGAGAACAAGGTGATGTTGTTCTTTCAGGTATTGCAATGTCTGCATCACTTGGTGATGAATCAACTGCCATAGATGTAAATCCAATTCCAACTGGAATTGCAATGTCTGCATCACAAGGTGATGAAAGTATTGTAATTGCAACAGAAGTTTTTCCTTCCGGTATTTCTCTTACAGCAAATCTTGGAACAGCTGACGCTGGTCCTGATGCAATGCTACAAGGAATTGGTGCGAGCGCTTCTGTAGGAACTATTGAAGCTTATAACTTAGAAGGTTGGGGACGATACTTCTGGGGTCAGTTTGAATGGGGTGCTACAGGTGAATGGGATATTGTTCCTGTAACAGGTATTTCAATGTCTGCAAATGTTGGAACATTAGCAGTAACAGGGACAGCTGATTTAACTTTAACTGGTATTAGCATGACTGCCGAAGAAGGAACAGTAGATCCTTCTCCAGATGCGACAGTCACAGGTATCGGATTTGGTATGGCTGTTGCCACAGGAACTGTAGTTACAGGAGAAGCTAATGTAACAGTGGTAGGAGAAGGCTTTAGTGCTGCTCTTGGAACAGGTACCTTAGATGCTGTAACTTTTGCAGATGCAACTGCAATAGCTATGACAGCTAATTTAGGAACTATTGCAAATGTTATAGGTAATGCTAATGTTACACCAACTGGAATAGAGTTGACTATGGCCCTAAATTCTGCTAATGCTTTGATCTGGAACGAAGTTAATACAGGTTCAGCACCTGTAGATCCACCAGGTTGGCAAGAAGTACCAACGAGAGCTGCATAATGAGTTTGACACAAACTCAATTTTTTAGTAAATTAACGACAATAAGGAATTTAAATTATGGCAAATTCAACATCAGCTAATTTAAAACTAACTGTACAAGCTACTGGTGAAAACTCAGGAACTTGGGGTCAGATTACAAATACTAACTTACTAATTCTTGAACAAGCAATTGGTGGTTTCACAACTTTTAACGTAACAAATGCTAGTAGAGCACTTACTTTTTCTAATGGTGCTTTATCAAATGGTAAAAACGATGTTATTAAATTAACAGGTACACTAGCAGGAAACTTAAACGTAACAATTCCAGATTCAATTGAAAAAGTTTATAACGTACAAAACGCATGTGACCATGCAGGAAACACTTTAACTTTTAAAACTACATCAGGTACAGGTGTTCTTTTATGTGAAGGAAACAACTATGTATTATATTCTGATGGTACAAACATTGTAAAATTATCTGAACAAAGAAACTGGAGAGTAGTAACAGCTGCTGAAACAGTTCAAGCTGGTGCTAAACTTTTAGTAAATACAAATGGCGGAGCTGTAACAATTACATTACCTGCATCACCAAGCACAGGTGATACAGTATCCTTTGTAGATCAAGGATATGATTTTAATACTAACGCGTTGACTATCGGAAGAAATGGTTCTAATATAGCTAACGATGCATCTGATCTTGTTGTTAATACACAAGGTGCTGGACTTGAATTAGTGTATTCAGGCGACGCTACAACAGGATGGACTTACACGGAGAAATAATATGTCTAATTACGAAGCAACTAAATACGATTTTGATGGAGCAAACCTTACAGGTATCGAAGGAATTCCTACAGCTACTATTGTGCCGTGGTCTTCTGCTTCAGTGCCATCAGGTTTCTTAGAATGTAATGGTGCAGCTGTTTCAAGAACAACTTACGCAGATCTATTTGCAATCGTAGGTACAACTTACGGAGTTGGCGATGGTGCAACAACTTTTAATGTACCTGACTTACAAGATAACGTAGCAGTTGGAAAATCTAATAATAAATCTTTAGCATCAACTGGCGGTGCAAACACTGTTACTTCAACTGGAAACGTTGGTGGTTCAACAGCTAACGCAACTTTATCAACAGATCAACTTGCTTCTCATCAACACAATCTTGGTACAACTCGGCCCCAAGCTCCATTTAATGGTAGCAACCTTGCTGGTGGTTGGAACAATCCTATTGGTTCTGTACCTACAAGTAATACTGGAAGTGGAACAGGTCACTCACACAACATGAGTGCAAACTTTTCTGGAGATGCAACATCTGTTTTACAACCTTATTTAACAATAATTTATATTATTAAAACTTAGGAGAAATTATGGCAACAAACGCAGATTGGACAGTAGTATTTGAAGACAAATTGATAATTAAACAAACCGGTGACGCAGCTGGAACCGGTTATAAAATAGATAATGATTCTTTTTGGAGTGATTCTAAATGGTCAAACATTTGGGCAATTCAATATAAAGCCGATAATCATGACTATAACGACACAGTAGAATACAGAGATGAGACTCCTCACGCTACATGGACAGATGCTAATTTAGGAAGTTTTGCAGATCAATTTATTGCAAAATGGGACGCAGCTCATTTAGCTAAATTACAATCTGATTGGGATAACAATAATCTTGTTGATGAGAATGGTGATTCTACTGAAACAGAAGCTGAAAAAATTACTAGATTAGGTGCAAGACCTACATCTTACTCTTCTTCATAATCTGTTACAAATAAAGTAGCAGTATATCTTTTTAAATTTGGAACATTACTTACATGGCTTGAGTGATACCAATTTGAAGGAAATAAAATACTTCTGTTTTCTTTAAATCCTACATGAATATCTAATTTATTATCGGTATAAAAAACTGTACCATTTGTAACTGCTCTTGGTCCTGACAACATTACCAGGATATTTATAAGACTGGGATCTATATGAGGACTAAAATTATTTAGATTCCTGATATCTATACCGGAATCATTGTTTAATTTTTTTATTTTTATATTGAATTTTTTTTCAGCAGTTTTTTTAAATGTGTTTAATAAATCAGGGTCTTTTTCTAGAATAAATCTACTTCCATAATAACTTCTATTATTTCTTTCTTTATATCCTTCAAGATATCTAGGAGTAAAATATAATTTAGTTGTAACGTGATTTTTTACACGTTTAAATAAATCATCTTCAAAATAATTATCTATTATTTTTATCACCTTAAAAGCATCCAAGAAGTAAGAATATATTTTTCACCTGATAAAGGTGGATTTCCTCTATGTAAATATGGAAAGGCTGCAGGCCAAATAACTATTCTCCCTGTTTTAGGTTGTACTCGTTTAGAGAAATGTAAGAATTCAGTTTCCCCACCTTCTTCAACATCATTTAAATATATACAAAAAACAAAAGCTCTTGGTTCACTTTCATATCCTATACTATGTTCTATATGCCAAACGTGATATCCTTCTGTAGGTAAGGTTTTTTGAATTTTTAAACAGGTAAAATGAAATGGAACATTATAAGCATTGTCTGCTCCTGTATTTTTTAAATAGTGTTGCCATGCAATATCAAAGTTTAACATCATGGGTTTTAATTCACTCCACCAAACATCTATGTTGTTTCCAAAAGCAAAAAATTGTTGATCTTGTTTTTCAAGTATAGATGCTTTTTCTGCACTTATTCTATTAACTGTTTTATTAAATTTGTTTTGATCTTCATAGAGTTTAATAGCTTTGTTGCATTCTTCTTTGGTGATGTATCCATCGTACGTGCCAATAAAGTTGGTGATATTTACTGTTTTTTCCATTATAATGTGTCTTTCATATTTTAAATAAGTATTATATAAGTCTTTATATGCTACAAAAATTAAATTTCAAGCCTGGTTTTAATAAAATGATAACAGAATCCGGAGCCGAGTCTCAATGGGTTGACGGTGATTTTGTTAGATTTCGATATGGATTACCTGAAAAAATAGGTGGTTGGAATCAGCTAACTGCAGCTAGTTTAACTTTACCTGGAGCAGCACGTGCTCAACATACTTGGACAAGTATTGCAGGTGAAAAATATGCTGCGATAGGAACATCTCAAGGTTTATTTTTGTATTATGGAAATGATTTTTATGACATTTCTCCATTAGATACAGCAATTACTTCTTGTACCTTTACATCTACAACCGGATCAGCAACTGTCACAATCAATAAAACATCTCATGGTTTATCTGCAGGCCGATATTTTACATTTACTTCTGTAACTTTACCTGGAGGAGGTGCTACAGGGTACACAACAACAGATTTTACAACAGGCGCTTACGAAGTTGTAACAGCTGACACAAACAGTTTTACAATCACGATGGCGTCAACAGAGTCTGGAACTGGAATGACAGCAGCTGGCTCTACATCTATTAATCCATATGTAGAAGTTGGTCCAACTTTTCAAACTGCAGGTTATGGTTGGGGCACAGATACTTGGAGCACGTCAACTTGGGGCACAGAAAGAGCAACTAGTAATGTAATTCTGGAACCAGGCCTCTGGAGTCTTGATAATTTTGGAGAAGTACTAGTTGCAACTATCAAAGGTGGCAAAACATTTACATGGAACGCAGGTGCATCAAACGCACGGACAATCAGAGCGTCAACCACAACTACAAATTTTTCTACATCTAACAATCCAACGTCATCTAGACTCACACAAGTTTCTGATAGGGATAGACATTTATTTCATTTTGGAACTGAGACAACCATTGGTGATCCAACAACTGTTGATCCTATGTTTATAAGATTTTCTAATCAAGAAGATTTAAACACATATGCACCGACAGCAGTTAATACTGCAGGTAGTTTTAGATTAGATAAAGGAAATAAAATTGTAGGTGCTGTATCAGGTGAAGATTATACTTTAGTTTTAACAGATACCTCAGCATACGTAATTCAATTCGTTGGT